ACCCTGGATTGATTTTTTTAAAAGATTGACGGCATCATTAAATTTTTCACTTTGCCGAATTGTTTCTTCCGGAATTATACCGCCCTTTGATTTTATTTGATCACCAAATTCTTTTAATCCTTTACTACCGCCTTTCAAAGTATTAATCATCTTAATACCGGTACGTCCAAACATACCGTATAAAATATCCGCTCTGGCCGTTTCGTTTGTCATGTTTGCTGTTTTATCAGCCACTTCATCCAACAACGTTCGCATTGATTTATACTGCCCGCTTGAATCCTTTAAACCGATTTTTAATTTTTTCAATGAATCATAAGCCTCTCCTGTTCCATCCTGAGCTTCACCTAAACGTCTATTAAATTGCTCCATCGATTTATCCATCTCAGCGGTGGATAAACCTGTTTGCTCACCGGCAAATCGCAATTTTTGAAGTTCTTCCGTTGTAATACCGATTCGATCGGCTGTCTTACCAATAATGTCTGATAAACCTGTAATCTGTTTAATCATCAAAACAGCAGCACCGCCAGCCGCCATCAAACCAACCGCCATTACTTTTCCTGCTGATGCTAATTTGCGGCCAACAACTTTTGCAGCGGCGCCTACTTTTTTTAAACTTCTGGCAGCAGCACGACCAAATTTGTTGATTGCCTGTTTCATCTTGTCGATAGGCCCACCAAGCTTGTTCATGTTCTTTGCAACATCTTTGATGGGCGCTGTTGCCTTATCAACAACTTTAAATATTACCGAGAGGTTGAAAGTTTTAGCCATTGTTCAATTCTTTCTTTCCCATTATACCAGAATAATAATTCATCCGATGTCATTTCCCATAATTCAGACGGTTGAAAATTATAAAAATAAGCCAGCCCCCAAAGCAAATCCTTCCAGTTTGAAGGCACTATGCTAAAAAATCTTGAATCTTTTCACAAATAACGGTTAAATCTTCAAAGTCAATTTCGCCAACAAGATCCTCATCCAGACCACTCAGTGCGCCAATCAAAGGGATTATATCTTGTGGTTTTATATTCTGTCCCTCGTTCTCAAAAAAAGAATCCGGCATTAATTTAAAATGCTTCGCCTTCAATCTATTAAACGTTAAAAAATCAATCTTAACATCTTGATCATCTTTTTTTGTTGATAAAGGAAACTGAAGTTTTATCCGTACCTGTTTCTTTTTTCTTTTAGCTGCCATTATACCTCGCTTGTTGTTTCAACCCATCCAGGGCCCTGAAATACAATAGACGTTTCACCTTCACCGGCGGTGAGAGTGAAATTACCAAGACACGTCGCATTAAACATCGTATAAACCTTGCCGCCACCGGCTGCTCTGAATATAATTGTTCCATCACCATTAATTGCAGCAAGATTGGATAATGAAATATCATCCCGATCCGTAATAGGCACTTCACATTGTGCTATGACCGGATTTTGCGTAAATCCATGCACTCCGGTATCACCGATAACCGCTGCTCGTTCCATCGCTGGTTCACCAGATATCCCAATACCACTTGCAACCGCACCCGGTTTATTAAGCAACAATTCACCGTTTGCAACAATTTCAACCCTTCCTGTTATTTTTGCCATTTTATGTCTCCTTTTAAAAATAAAGGCCAATCAATATTTCAAGAAAAAGCTACATCAGTTTTCCTCGAAAAAATCAATTGGCCTCCTGATGATTGCCTAAGATTGATTGTTTCGCACATTATATTATAAAATAAATTGCAACAAACCTGCCAAAATTCTAAACTGATTAATCAAATCAGCCGGTAACAGTACGTTCACTCTGTTCTGGTCCACTGCATCGCGTTCAACAACCAGGTTCGTTATGAATTCATCCAGATTTTCGACCAGCCCCGCATTCCTTAATTCAGTAAATAGCGCAATCGTTTCCGCTGCAACTGTTTTCGGTGTAACAACTTTGCTGCCAGGCTGAACCGGGAACGTATCATCGGCCAATTTGAATCTTGGAATTATGAACCTGTTCTGCATTCTTGTTTTATACTGATAACGAATTTCGCCCAATGTTGCCAAAGTCTGAACGTCAAGATAACTTGGATCAGGAGTACCGGCAACATTCTTCTGATACGTTGTTATACAGCGTTCAATCAAAACATTTGATGACGTATCCGTTATCCATGTTGCAATACCATCGTATAAAAGAGTATCCCGTTCCTCCCTTGTGAACCTCCATTCAATCGGTGGAGCAAGAATTTTCTTTAATTTAAGAAACTGCAACGGTCTTGCGGGATCTTGATTAAGATAAAAGGATGCAATAGCTCCCCATGCCGCTGCCCATTCCTCAGGTCCTTGCGGCGCATCGTATACACCGATAATAGTGTTGAACGGCGAATTGCGAGTATTACCTTTCGTTGAACAATCGGCAAGAGTTGCCCGGTAAGCGGTGAATCCATGCCCCTGTATATCCTCCAAAGGCCCAAATCGGTCTGCCAATTCGTCTTCAATCGATGTCAAATTTGCCACCCCAGTATAAGGCTGAATAATATAATGGAATTGTTCACCATCTATGACTGCCCATGCATCGTCAAGATCAGGATCAACAGTGCCACCGGTCATTGAATTCAATTGAGAATACATTGCTGACACAACAGTGATACCGCTGAATGTATCGGGTACCTGTTGACCTTCATAATAATTGAAACGGATATTAATATCATTACCAAGTGTTCCGGAGTTTTTTGCTGTCAAATATAAAGAACCGTCTACATTTTCAGCACTGACAGGAACATTTAAATCAGATGCAATCACACTGGCAAAATGAGAAGCAATTGCCTGACCGGAATCACCGGACGCATAATTATATGCAAACTGTGTACCGTTGATCATAATATATATCGTACCGGTTCCAGAAGCTATATTACCGTCAAGACAGTCTGAAAACATTACTGAGGCATGCGCCTTCACACCACCGTCACCGCTCAACGCCATTGCAAACAATTCAGTATTGGCATTGTTCTTCTTGAACATGTTGCACATTCTGGCAAGAATAGAACCTGTACCAAAGAACCCATCAGCAAGGCCGTCACTGGTAATTGCTTTTAATTCTTCAACACCCACCGAACCGGTAGCTAATCCTTGCCCAATGATCAATACTTTATGCGGATTGGCAACAAGACCTTTCAATGCTCTTGAGTTATCCACCTCAGTATAAGCGCCAGGCGTACGCATTGTGTTTGGAATATTATTAAATGTTATAGCCATAATTTAATCTCCTTTTTTCTTTTTTACAGATTCAGGAGGTTGACTAATTATGCAATCACCACATTTAACCCGCCTCCTCCAATACCGGCTCCAGGTCTTCAGCATTCCTTGCGGCGGTAATGCTTCTCTTGTGTCCGGATCTCTAACCAACGTATCCTTTTTCGGTTTTAAAAATTTCTGCATAACTACTCCTCAATATCTTGTTCTGCATCAACATCCCCTGCATCAGCAGGTAATCTTGGTTCAGGCCTGTGAATTATATCATCAATACCAGCATATTTTTGACCATCAGCGAGAATATATTGAGCATATACTTCCTTGAACGCTGGAAGATCGCCCATTTCAACGCCGTCATCGTCATCGACTCTAATATTGACGTTAAATTCAAATTGATACCAAACCCAAGCACGATTTAATTCAAGTAATCGTCCACCGGCATATGTAACAATGCTTTCAGCATCGTCCATTTGCCAACCGAGGATTGCTTTAAAAACTTTTGCTCTTATATTATGGATACGATCAAAAGCGGTTAAGCTTAATTTATCTTTTTGAGTTGTATCGTTCCTTAAAACAATAACGACTCCAAACGTTTCCGCTATAACCTGATTTATTCCACCGTCAAGTTTATTCTCCGCTGCAACCTCAGCGAGCGGAATCACGAACGCTTGTTCGTTGTTTAATGTTGCCCTGGTCGCTTCAGCAAGTTCAGCAGCACCGGCAATCTGGTTGTCAAACGGCGTATCTGCTAATCTTAATTTTATGACGATAGGCGCTATTCTCATTTTATTATATCCGATGCTGATCTTAAAATAGCGTTCATTACATTCGTTTCAATATCGTCTGCTTCTTTGTTCGTAGCAGGCTCTAAAAAAGGCCTTGCCTTCATTGTTCTGGTGCCCGTTTCAAGAAATTCTGCATATGGCGCACCGGCTACGGAACCCACTTCAATCGCTCGCTTTCGATCATCAACCATGATACTTGCAATTAATTCACCTTCATCCGTTGCCGGAGCTTCCCCCGGTGCTGATGCTTTATGCGGTTTAGCCCTAAACTTAACCGGGAACCAATGCCCAAGAGACGAGCGTATAAACGAATCCGGTTCCTCGCCCGGGTTCGCACCGCGCCATAAATATGTTCGCCCTGATTTCGTTCCCCGGGCGATAGATTTAATAGCGTTGTTCCGAATTCGATGGGCGCCTTTAACGATCTCGCCATGGATAGTAGGAAATAATTCATCAGCAAACTTACCAACCTCAAATGATCGCTTACCAATTTCCTTATTATTTATTTCCGCTTTAAACATCGAACCCCGTCCCATGCTCTTCGATTTCTTCAGCCATGACCAGAATATACTCGTCACGTTCAGCACTGGATTTAATATTCTTAACCCGAAACAACTTGCCTTTTACCCCGTTCTTTTTCATAAAAAGATAATACTCTGATTTTAATGTGTTCAAATCGGCGATTGTATCAAAACCATCACCAAACCCAAGGCCGAACGCTCTACCCAAACTGGACAAAGCCGTAAATCGAAATTTACACTTATGCGTTGCCGTTCCTTGTTCACTGTTGGTCCCTCTGATATACGGGTTGTATTTAATCGGCTCAACACCACCCCATATCGTCAACAAAGTTTCATACGAACGATCATAACCACCATCAGCATTAGGCGTTTGAATTGGTTTTCTAATCTCAAACTGATATCTCAACTCATTGGCTAAAAAAGTCATATTCTCATTATCCGATATGGATTAAATAAACTCATTGTCAATGCCGGTGGTTTAACAACGGGAACTCTGTTCTCATAGCACCACAGCACCCAATACATGATGCCATCTTTAATTCCACCCGGCACATCCGTAGCAAGCGTTCCATAGCCTGCTTTGAAAATTATCTGATAACCACCATATATCCGTGCCGTGTTTGTCGGATATGTTCCGCTCTGCTTTATTACAAGCCTACCAGGTTCTGCAACAACATCGGCAAAGTAATTACTCGAATCATACGTTGTGGCAACATCATCCTCATCCAAAGTCTTAACTGATGTAATACTGATCAACGGTGGCCGGGGCAATTCAATCATACCACTTGGCCAATAATCCATTGATAATGTAATTGACTGCGATAACAACGCACGACCTAAGTACTTTTCCGTTGCGGCACGAACCGATTTAATCAAAGCGGTTAAGTAATCGTCCTCGGCATCACCGTCTATCCTGCCATATATTTTCATTTCAGCAACTGTGACAGGTTCAACAATCGGGTCAATTGTAACTTTCCAAGAACGATTACCATCTTTTGCCGCCGGTTTAGGAATTATCATCATCGATATCCAATGCAATTTCCAACAAGTCTTTTTTATGCAAGCCATCATCGATCTTCAAACCTGTATCA